ATCCGGTCACGGTTGTTGACAAGGTAATAATAGGTGTTGCTCCACCTGATGATGTTCCGGCTAAACCGTTGTCCGTTGCAACCGAAACGGATGTTACCCCACCTCCAGATGAAACCACCGACCAAGTTGCAGCACCAACCGAGGCATCTGTACAGATATATTCAACATTGGTGACAAGGTTTGTAAATCTTGACCCGACGGCATAAAATAAACTACTATCAAATCCAGTATTAGGAACTTGATCAACGGCACTCATGGCTATTACTATATTGCCTCCCGTTGGTCGATAATAGGCTACTCCTTCTTTCCATTGAAAGTCATAGCCAACGACACATTCGAGGGCTATGCCTCCGTTTGTGCCTTGCTTTAGCTTTGATCCATCCTGAACGGCTACATAACCATTTGTTTCAAGGATATCACCTTTCTTGTTCAGGAAGGAATCAAGATGATTCAGGTTAAATGCCTTTTCATCATCGCCCCTTGTGTTCTTGCCGTTCCCAAATGTTGCCGTGTTTTGGGCAATCAATTCGGCCCTTGTTTTTACTGCCATTTTATTTTATTTAATCGCCTGTAAAATAATCTAATGAATCATAATCGCCCAAAAAGTAATCACCCGGCAAATTCAATTTGTTCGCCAAAGTTAATTTTAAAGTTGATAATCCTGAATTCGGATCTTGTGGTTTGTTAGAAGATTCCTGAATGAATCCGTAAAGAATAAGACTACCAGATGTGACCTTGACCAACCCTGTACCATTGTAACTCATGTCAATGAATGAACATAGGCTTTGTGGAGCATCAAATTCGACCGAGATGGGCTTCATCAGATATTTATCAGCACTTGCAACCAATATGTCCGGTCCAATATTGGTTGATTCACTCAGCACATCAGACGGGCCATTAGCGACCTCCATGCAATCATCTGGTTCTGAACTGGAATCAATCCGGCTTGAATATTCCGTGTTGTACTGGCCGACCTGAAAGGCTAAGATGGCATTTACCGTTGGGAGTCCGTAGGTGTGCATTCCGAGAAACTTCCACCACCGACAAGCAATCCTTGCAGGTGAGTGATAAACATTATAAACCCGGTCAATTGGTCCATTGGATTCAGCAATGAAGTTTGAACCATAACTGACCGTACCAGGGGAAAATACTTTTATTCCCGTTTCACCTTCCAACCGATAACCCAATCCGGGTTCTGTGTCCAGATCAATGGTGACCTCATAACGATTTGTCCAGATAATGAACAGATCGTAATCATTGGGCCTATCAGATGATCCTGAATCGTCACGAAGGAACTGCAAACGTCTGTAAAATTCAATTGCATAACCTGAACCAATGATATCTGAAAGTAGGTCAAGACTGACAGATGAATTGTCGGCCCTTGCTTTATTAGCTATAAAGTAGTTTCGGTCAGCGTTGATTTCAGTTAAGGCAGAGACGGCAATGTTCTTGAATTTGTCAGAGTATCCAATCTTAATATTATTGACCAGTTTATCAGACATTGCATTTTGTGTGATCTGGCCAACTTTCGGAAAGGTTTGAATTATTTGACTACTGTTATAAAAATAATCAGCCTTTTCAACTCTCAGTTTCCATGCTCCGTAAGTATCCTGTTCGAACTGCCAACCAAGGCACAAAATCCGGTCAAGTCCTTCGTAAAGTTTTTCAAATGATGTCTTAATTGCGTAGATGTTGGTTTCATCCACGTTGATGCAACCATTAACGGCCTGTGCAATCGTTGTGGCGTTCCGCAGATATAAGCCGGATGTGATAAAATTATTCCAAAAACAACCATCTGGATTGCTGAAAGTGTCTGAAACCAAACCATCAGGATCACCTGTGATAAGGTAAACGGCTCTTTGTAATGCTCGGTAAACGAACAGGCCATCCGTCTCTGATGCGTTAGCGGCTGAATTTGTTTCAGTAAGCGTGACACAACAATCATCCAATCTGTATTGAAGTCTTCGATCATAAGTTGGGTTTGGAGGTTCTGTTCCAACTTTTACAGTACCATTATCACCCCATTGCATAAAGATTAATACTTTGTCATCTGGGTCTAATGTGATTTCTTGCTCAACCGAAAAAGTCCAATCTTGCGGAGATGTATCAATATAAGCTGAAATTGGAGAATCATATAAATAAAATCTTTGGGTCTCATTATTTACATCATCAAAAACTTGAATTGAAAATGTAATATTTGCCGAATCACCAGATAATCCAAATCCAGTCCAACCGAATACTCCATTTGCTGAAATATTAAATTTTAATGTTCTGGTAAATTCTGAATTATTTTTAAAACAAGGACTTGTAACTGACCATAAAGTTGATACTGGATTAAATACATTTCCAAATGAACCTTTAAAATCATAATTTCTCCAATATGCCGGAATGATTACGGCAAAATCTTGAAGCCTCCAACCGTCTGTATAAGTGTAAGCCAACAATGTAAATTGACTCGAATAATTCCTTGCTTTACCAATCAGAAACAACTCTTGCGTATGTGTCACAATCGTATCCAGAACAACCGGAGTGATTACGTTTTCATCCAAATCCTTTGCGGCCAACAAATCAATTTCAACGCCTTGCCGAGATAAGAACCTTTCCCGAAAATTGTCTTCAATAATGCCAACTGTTATCTCCCATCCGTTTGTATCGCATACGTTCTTTTCGGTGTAGATTGACATATTCAGAAAGCCTACAAAGGCATAATCTGAACCGTTTACCTTTACATTTGACTGAATCAGGATGGCAATTTCAGCATTGATGTAATGAGCCTCATATTCGGCCTTGATCAGCTTTGCAGCCTTTCCGGTGAAGGTTAGTTCAGTCGAGAAAGGAGAGTCAATGCCGTGTGATGGGAGGCGTTTAGCCGTGAATTCGATTGCATCAAACCCAATCGGCTCTGCAACCTGTGTTCCGTTTAGATAAAATTTCCATCCTGCCATTGCACAAAGGTAAATAAAAAAGCCTCTCATTTCTGAAAGGCTTATTTGTCTCGATTAGAGTATTACTTCTGATTCAGTTAATCGTTTAACCCTCGTCAATCGGTATTCATAAACCGGATTATTTTTGAGCCTTTCCAACCATTCGCCCCATGTGAACTTTTCTTCGGCCTCTGGTTTCAATTCTTGTTTTTCATCAAATTTAATTTCTGAAACTTTCTGATTCCTTTTTTCTTTTGCCTTTTTTGCATACTGATTTGTTCGTTTAGTTGCAAAATCCATTAGCTTAATTGCTAAAGCAATTGTTGGAGGATTTGATAGTTTCCAAGTTACATTTCTTCCTCTTAAATCAATCCAACCCAACTCTTGCATATAATATGGCAATGACCTGGATGTTTGAAATTTTTGACATTCATAATCCCCTATTTGTAGCGTATCATAGGTGTTTGATAAAATTCCAAAATAATTATCTGTCCTTCGTTTTTTGGTAAATCTCATTTTACTTTTATTTGTTTGCAACAAAAATAAGGAATAAAAATCAATCAAGAAAATATTGCAACAAAAAACCCGACTATTACTAATCGGGCTTTTTAAACAAACAAAAAAAGTATGGCTAAACGACCTGTTGGACGGCCCGACAAAGGTATCCCTTTTTATTTAGTTGCCAAATCTGTTATTTAATATCCTTGTCTCTCTCGATTTGGTCTGAATCTTTTTGGTGAACCCTCGTTCGTCCATCGTCAGGGATGTAATAGGCAGCTTTGACAAGGTGTTTTCAATGCTAATCAACCTTTCTACTAATTGACCTGTTCCGGTGTCACTACGGCCCTGATTCATCAGCTTAGAACCCATGAAACGTTCTGACTTGATTACTTCATTGTGTGGAATTACCTGTGAGCCTTTTGGAAGATCGACCAAAGTGGCTACACCAGGGGTTTCATAAACTTGACCGGAAGTGGTCACAACCCACTCTTTCCCGATCTCACCGACAATGGCTTTTCCACCTTTGAACGGCTTTCCTTTCGTTCCTTCTTTGAATTCTGGAACTGGTTGGGCCGCAATGAATCCGATTTGTGCGGCTGCAATTGCAAGTCCGGCAATGGCTAATGGCGCAAGGAATCCGGTTGTAAAATATTCAGCAATGATTGGGGCGGTCTTAAACACTACTTGTGCGATTGCTGCGGCCCGTTGTGCTTCAAACTCTTTTATTCTAAGTTGCTTCTCTTCCTGCCGTCTCTTTTCGTTCAACTCCATTACCTTCTGCTCATTGTCTCCGGCCAACCTGATTTCAGATTCATACTTACTGTTTAGTGCTGCCAGTTCGTTTTGCGTCTGTTGCTGCTGAAGGTTCATAAAACCATCCAGAACCGCAGAGGCAACTTGTGATACTGCCTGAACTCTTTCAATATTTAATTTATTTTGGTCTTCCGCATCCTTTTTCCGTAATTCCTTAAGTTCACGATATAGTTTAGCGTTGTCAGCTAAAATCTTTGCGTTGGCATCCAGAGCCGATTCAACCCCGTTGTTGGCGGCTTCATCATTTGCCGCCATGATTTTTTCATTAGCTAATATTTCATTTTGAATTAGTTTTTCTTTGCGTTGTGAATCGGTTAAAACATCTGATTCAATAGAAGCCTCTTGAATCATTTTATTTCGTTCAATGGCTTTCAGTTTGGCATCATAAATGGCCTGTTGTGTTTCATCCTCACCCTTTACTCTTGCTTCACGTTCTTTAATAGCTGCATCAATATATTCCTGAGTGATTTCAACATTTTGAGTCTTGACGATTTCAGGAAGGATTTTGGCCTTGTCTTTGGCTTGCTGAACTCCCTTGTCGGCATATTCTTTTGAAACTTTTAGTAGTTTCAGGTTGGTCGCAAGTTCCAACTCCATCATGGATATTTTCTGACCATCAGCCCCAACCGTTTGTTTGATCCTTTCAGCATTTACTTGTTTCTCTATTTCCAATTGCTTTACTTTGGCATCATACTCCGCTTTGTTAATTTTTGCCATTTTTTCGGCATTAACTTTTCCATCTTTATCTTTTTGTGCATCGGCTAATTTTTGGGCTTCAGTTCTCTTTTTAATTTCATCAATTGCTGCTTGATTTTGAGCTTTTAAAGCTGTCAAATACTTTTCCTCTTTTTTTGCCAACGTCTCTAGTTTGCCCGCCCCGATATCAACTGAAACCCTAGATTCTGCTGCAACTTCTTGTCTTATTTTTTTCTCTTCTGCTGCTTTGACTTTTAAAACCTTGAGTTCATTCTCTTTAATTTCAATTGTTTTTTGTGTATTTTTTTCAATGTTAGCCAATGCCTGGTCCGAAGTCTTAGTAAATAAACTTGCGTATCTATTAAACTGCTTTCCTTCAAATTCTTTTAATTGTTGTTCATCGCTTTGAAACAAATCTTTTAATTTACCAAGAAACGATGATGTCACTTGAATTGCCGATTGGTAAATTGGTGCAAGTCTATTACCAATAGCATTTAGAAACCCATCCCAATTATCCCCAAGGTTGCTAATTTGACCGTCAAGTGTTTCAGATTGTTTCGCCATTGCTCCAGAAACGCCAACTGCATCACCTAATGAAGTCACGTAGTTTCTAATCGCATCGTTAGTATTTTTTACGGTTGTCTCAACGCCCTTAAAAGTAAACGTAACTTGATCTCCTGACTTTTGCGCTCTTACCCCAAACTCTTTAAGTCTTTCAAACTCTCCGACCTGTGCATCAATTAGAGCCTCTGCCAATTGGTCAAATGACTTACCAGTTGAGGAAGCAAGATCACCTAACTTAATAATCTCTTCATTGGTTGGCTTAAATCCTTGGTTTGCTAATTTGACAAACGATGCCGTTAGTTCTTCAACGGAAAACGGAGTCTTTGCAGCAATTTCTTGAATTCTAGACATTGCGCCATATGCAGCCGAATCAGAACCAAGTGTATTTTTCAACACTGCTGCCATCGTTTGAAACTTTCCGGTAATTTCAAATACTTGCTTACCAAATGATATAATAGCGGCAGCAGAAAAAGCACCTGCAAGTAGTGGACCAAGCTTATTTGCTATGCCACCAACATTTTTTAAACCACCCGATACTTTATCCGTTGAATCCTTCCCTTGCTTCCCTGTTTTTTCTAATTCATCTTGTAATTTTTGTGCGGCTGCAATTGCATCCTTCTCAGCCTGAGTTAATTTATCAAAACCATCTTTGGCTTTTTTTACATCACCCTCCTTGATGATGTATTCAACGACAATCTGATTGGTACTTAAGGTACTCATATTTTCGCATTGGAATTCTTAGCTTTAAGTGATGCTACCCAATGCGAGTACATCAGGTAGTAAGTGTAGAGGGGTTGTTCGACCAATCCAGAAAGGTCTGTTCCCATTCCCTCTGCAAAGCTAAGATTTTCACTGAATCTTCGTTTGAAGTCTCGGAGGCAAGTAATGTAATATGATGTTGTAACATCTTTAAATTCATCAGAGTTTCGCCCTGTAAATAAGTGGTCAAACTCTTCTGTAATTCGTCTCCAGTAGTCAGATATTGATTTTCCGGCAGACTCAAAAAAAAAGTGGGTACATCGGCATATTTAGCCCAATGTTCGATTTTGGCTTTGTTGTAGTCGTGTTGATAGCCAAATGGGTTCTCTGTCTCATCAAAGTATTTGACCGTTGCTAACTTCAATTGAATCTGAATTGATATAGCCAGTTCTTTGCGTTCTTTCAACCGGGCATTCAGGATGCCGATTTCCATCAGCTTCTTGTTTGTCTTGATCTTCTCGGATTCAAGGACCGCATCAACGGCCTTGCAATGGCTATCCAAATACACAGGATTGACTGCCGCATCCAATTCCCGATAGATGTCAATCGCTGCGTACATCCTCTCATATGGGATGTTAATATCATGACCAAAGCAGAAGTAGTTGCGATTTCCAGAAATGAACGCAAACTTGATCTTATCCCAATGCTTTTTGTCGGCAGTCCCATTGTATTGAGGCGTTACGGGTTCAGCTTGCTCCGTAAGAATACCAGTAGTTTGATGGTTGCGTGATTTATTCCAAGGCCAAATATTGAAAGCCATACAGACTGATTAAAGATGAAAATAGAGAAAATTAGAAACTGCCATGCACCAGAGCAAAACACACATTCACCTAATGGCTTTGCGATGTTTTCTGGTAGCTTTTGGATTTGAGATAGGTAGGACTGCCCAAATGGGTGATCGTCCAACAGATGATCTAAAAACAATGACAGGAAGGCTGATAGAATCGTTATCAAGGTGAGGAACAATAATGCAGCACCCTCTCCGCTTGCCGCCACAATTTGATTCATAGTTATTCATTGATCAGTAGCCCCCTGGTATCTCGTTGTAAAATGCATTGACGAAAGCAACCGTTTCATCTGTTGAACCGTTCACAATATTGAATGAAATGCAATTATACGTTTTTCCGTCAATTGCAACAAATTGTAATTCCTGCAAGGATGGATTGAAGAACCTGATTTCATAAGGCCCACCATATGATGAAAGGAATTCCGGTATAAATGTGTAGTCCAGATCAATCTGAATGTGCGTACCACCGATGACCTCAGAGGTCCAATAGGTCACATGGTTCTGACCGTTGCTGATCCTGACTTTGATCTGGTCCTCCAGGTATCCAATTGGAACGTAGATAATCAAATCCTCAAAGCAGGAAATCAGAGGCTCACAAATCGAATAACAGGTGTCGCAGCATTTCATATTTACAGATCAATAAAGGTTGCAATTTCGTGAAAATTCGTGAAAACAAAATATCTGAATTCATCCAGACTGTGGGAGAGGTTCGGGTTCTTTGTTTTCCAAGGGTCCAATGATCCATTCCGGTCAACCTGTGCTTGTTTTAAATCCTCAATTGTCAGGTCGTTCTCATCGCTGATTTGAACTTTGCACATTTGAAAGACCATGTTGGTGATTACCCTTGACTGAATGTGTGACGGGTTAGCCGGGGCAACTTGAATCTGATAATCGTTCAGTTGCAAATGGGCTTTAATGGCCGTGTATGCTGAAATGTTGTCAGATGTGAATGCACTCTTATTCTGACCTGATGCGTCACCGTTGATGATGAATCTAGCTTTTGGGTATTCAGCTTTGATGGTTTCACAAAGAACTTTGAGATCCCCGATTCGATACGTTTTTATCTTACTGATTACGGCATAATACTTTTGACCTGGTGCATTCTTCAGAAACTGATAAACTCCGCAGGTGTTGGTCACGTTAAAGTCAAATGATAGATAGAGGTCGTATTGTGGCACAACCTGAATTGGGCCTTTTACTACGTGTTTACCTGCGTCAAAGGCATAGGCAAACGTCCGGTCAATGTCTTCAATTCCCCAATCACCCAAGGCCCATACCTTGTATCTGCGTTCACCTTCCATCCCATGACCTTTGATCCGCAAAAGTCTTTCGTGCAATGCTTCTCGGTCGATGGTGTAATTATCCCAGAAGGTAGATTTGTGGTAGAGGCAATCCGGTTTGTCGATGTTATCATCCACTTCTTTTTTCAACCAATGGTTGATTGATTCAGGATTCCAGTCCATTATCAAACTGATCTTAACACCAGACTCACCCCGTAAGGTTGTGTCGATGTAATCCACATCCTCACGTGTAAACTGGTTGGCCTCGTTCAACCAAGCAATGTTGGCCCCTTCCACACCCTTACCCTTTTCGGCCTTGTCCATTCCCAACCCTCTGAACCAGTTACCCGTGTGCTTATTGATTATCTCAAAGTGATTCTTGCGGATGATGAAATCATTCTTAAAATGCTTGTAGATTAGGTTGGTCAGCAGAGTGAACGTAGAACCTTCAATGTCTGAATAGACCTTTCTGGAGTGAATCACGTTGAACTGTTCCGGCTTGAAGGAGTGATAAATCAGCTTTCTGGCGATGTTGTGGCTCTTTGCTGATTGACGGGTTCCGTAGTGGCCTTCCTTCGTGTAGAGAGTCTCTACATAAGGCCAATACCATTTAAGCCACCATGTCCTATTAAAGTCGTAATTCATTCACAGATCCCTTTAAGAACCTTTTTTACGAGATGTTCGACCAAATAGCAGAACGGTTCATTTTTTTCATAGGTTTTCAAATTGTCCTCGCCTATGTAGCTATAAAGGTTTAAGGCGATATGGCAACATTCATGGGTCACAGTTGAAATCAAATTTTCATAATTGTGCAGAAAAAGTATCCAGTTTCCATTTTGAAAAGTCACACATCCACCTAAACCATCTCTAAATATTTCCTCTTTATCAGGCAATTGAAGTTCATTTTCACTATAAAATTCAACAACTCTTTCCCATGATGGTTTGTAAAATACCATCAAATACCGTTTGTATGGTTCAATTTCAAACTGGAATTCTAAACTTTCTTTTTTTGCACTTTTCAAAGTTTGACTCAAAGAAAACTCCGGTTTTTTATCGGTAATCATTGTACTTTATTCAGATGGTGGTGTTGGGCCTGAGATGGTGACGGTCAATGTGGATGGTGTTTCAATCGGTTGGCTTGCTTTGCCGTAAGCCCGATCCAGAAGTAGTTCAGCCGCCCTTACATCACCTTTCACGGCTTTGTTGCGTAATGCCATTAGGATGGCTTCAGCAGCCGTCTTGCCGTCCTTTTCATCGCCTAAAACATTGGCAAGTAACTCCCTTAATTCAGGAATCTTTTTAGGTCTTCCGTTAGGGTTTCCTGACTGGCCTTTTTTGAATGGCTTACTGCCAGGAATTGGATTTGCTTTCCCCATTTCATGACTGTTTTAAGACTGTTTTGAGCGGCATGGTCGAATCGAACGCCCCTTCAGGCTGGAATGCCTGACCCTCTCCCATGTGAGGTAATGCCGCAGATGCTTTTGGATATGGCTTTGCTAGTGATTTGCACAAAGGTATTATGGACTTTTCAATAGGATAAATATATTTCCATTTTGGTTTTGTTTTTAAAACTTTGACATCAAATCCCATTGATTCTATTTTGCCCTTTGAACAAGTTCCTAGCCTACTTCCTAAAGTTCTTCTGTGTTCTCTTTTCCCGTTTACTATTAAATTTGTATCAACAGAATAACCAGTATAAAACCAGTTTGTCGCTTGATAAATCGTTCCATAATGACGTTGTTCTGAATCGGCATAACTTACCAACAATTTTACATTTGGATTTTTTTTTGCAACCAATTTTATACTTATAGCCAATGCTTTACTTGTTGATTCTTGTTTTCCGTTTAATGCCATTCTTAATAATTCAATTACTTGTCCTTGTTTTAATCCATAAGGACTTGCTATGTTATTTGTCGCACCAACTCCATAGCATATTACGCCACACCATTCATTGTTTTGATTATAAACATTAAATGCCAATCCAACATTTGGAACTGCCTTTGCATAATGAAAATTTAGGCAAGCATATTTAATGGCTTTTGTTGATGCAATTTCTAACCTCATATTTCTCCTGCTGAAACTGAAAAATAAGCACCTCTATATTTTCGATCTATTAGTTCCTGAATGTCAATTTCAGCTTTTTGCAATTGTTCAGGGCTTTCAAAAGTGATTTTTAAAGTTGCGGGTTTATTTTTTTCATCACCAATTAAATCATCTCCGGTTGGTTCGCTTTCAAAAACAGGTACATCTAACCCCCATTTATCAAGGTCCTCAGCATCCCATTCATTTGCGAGCATATCCCAATCCCACTCACCAAATCCAACATTATCTTTTACGATGAACTCATTTTGCTGCTCCTCTGACCAATCAACAACCTGAATAGGTACTTCCTTCCATCCGGCCTCTTTCATTGCCTTTAGCCTCATATTACCCCCTAAAACAACAAAGTCCTGATTGACTACAATCGGACGCACATTTGCCATTTCTGGAAAGTCTTTCAGGGATTGAACAAGCTTTGTGAACTTGTCATCTTTGATTAACCTCGGATTATTTGGATTCGATTTTACATCTGAAATCTTAACAGACTGAACTGCCATATTTGAATAATTTAAGTAGTGCCGTTCTCACGGTAAATAATTTGATTGACTATTTCTTTTTGCTCACCTTCTTTGCTTTTTTAGCAACAGATAAGGCAATTGCAACAGCTTGGTCTTGTTTAACCCCAGACTTCATCTCCGTGCTGATGTTCTTGCTGATCGTCTTTTTGCTAAATCCTTTTTTGAGTGGCATAATTGAAATCGTTTTGGCAAAGATAAAAAGAAAAAGCCAATCCTTTTCAGAACTGGCTTAATCGCAATACCCCTCCATTTTTCGCCGTAAGATTTAACCCCAGTAGGAATTCCGATAGGGCGGATTGGGGGGCATCTTATCACTATTGCAAGGCAAAGATAAAAAACCCGCAATTAAGGCAATGCGGAACGCCACTTCAGTAACCCATTGGGATCTGATTTTGCAAATATAAAAAAAGCCCCAATTAATTAGGCTCTTCTTTTTTTTCGGCCTCTTTTAATTTCTTGTACATTTTCAAAAACTTAATCTCCATTTCAATACCTACGTTTTTGTATTTAAAGTTTTTCTGCATTGCGTAATAAGCTTCATGAGCAGATCTTCCAACTATGGTATTTCCGCCTCCCTTTATTTCAACATAAGAACTTGAATACCTTACTCCGGTATTTGCAAAGTGTACATC